TAGGTGTAGATAGGAATAATGCTCTACCTTGATAATCGGTTAACGTTGGACGGATTGAATTTAACCAGCCATCCTCAAGGTTAGGTATAAAACTTGCTTCATCAATAACAACTAAATGAAATTTTCTGCCTCTTAAATTATCCAGCCTTTCACCTGTGAAAAATTCAACAGTTCCCGAATTGGGAAAATGAATAGTTAAATCGCTTTTGTTGTTTTCAAATGGTAAACTTTGTGTTAATTTCTCAAAGAATGTTTTTGCTAGTTTATATGTCGGTGTAATATAAGCTACATTCATTCCTTGAATTGCATTGCTGATTATTTCAACCTGTGACAATTCAGACTTCCCAAACCTTCTGCCACACATCACCACCCTAAACCTTGCTTTTGATTCAAGTATTTTAGTTTGGTTAATATGCGCTTCTGGTAACTCTAAAATCATAAAATAGTTTTACCCTTAACAAAAACTACTTCTATTTTACTGTCTTGAATTACCGCGGTTGTTTCTTTAGGTTTACCATATACTCTGCTCAATAAAGTATCTACTGAATACAAAGAACCTTTTGCCATTGATTTAATTAAAGCATTCGCTAAAGTCTTTTCTAATATCGTGCTTTCCTTGTTATCCCAAACCGCTTTAAGTTCATCCACAGTCATTGCCATTAATACCTGAATGCAATCCATTACCTGTGCGTTCTTATATCCATATGGGGATAATTCGGTAATATACTTTCTAGGTCTGCCATGACGGTTTCCCTTCCATGCTTCGCCCTTTTGAAATCTATTTACTGCGCCTCCATGTGCTTGTTTTTCTAAAGACATAATTTAAATAATTTACTGTAAACTGTTGGATAAAATAAATGTCTATCTAATTCGTAATTCATTCTTTTAAACATCAATACCCATTCCCCTTGCTGCTTTACGTTTATATGCCCCCACTTTTCATCGTAATCGGTTTTCTCGCTTGTTGAACTGAATAGTACATAAGTAGGTTTAACTGCTTTAAATAGGCTAAAAATCTCTTTGTTAGTCATGTGTTCGGCAACTTCAATTAAAGCCAGCAAATCGGTTGTAATTGGCTTATCAATGATATTTAAATAAGGTGCTTGCTTTCGTATGTATTCTTTATGTTCATCCCAAATCTCATAAACATTTGTTTCATATCCAGCATTATAGAAAGCATCAGAATAAACGCCAGTACCTGCGCCAAAATCCATTATTGATTTAATTGGCAAATCTTTTAATTGGGTTGCAGTTTTTTTGGCTAAATCTTTAAACTCTTTATTATCAAAACTAATTCCCCAGCCTAATTCCTTTTCTAGAAATTCTTTTGGTGTAATCATATATTTACTATTTTTTCCCTTTCCATTAATAAACTGCTGCAAGTATGCTCCGGTGCTTGAACCATTCTATAATTAATACCTAAACCCATTGCTATTGTTGACAATGCTGAATATCCCCCAGTAAACATTTTAGCGTAATATATCATTTCAGCGGCAGTTAAAAAATCACATTCAAAAAATTCCGCTTCATTATTATTTAATAAATCAAATTCTTCTTTATAACCTAAATAAAAAACCCTATCGCTTAACGTTAGTAAATATTTAATTTCTTTATCCCAATCAAAATTAGGGTCTTTATAATTTGAACCTGTATTTATTACCGAATACGTGTAGTCGATTATAGGCTGCTTATCCTCAATCCTTAACCATCCATCCCTCCAGCTATTATCTTCCAATCCTTGTGCCTTTAAATGCGCCTCAATCAAATTTGAATCACGTCCTGCAAATACTCTAAACTTATCCAAGTCAACATTAATCGGTGGTGTTATATCGCTAATAATAACATCGGTAATATAATCCTGTAATTTTATTAACGGTGCTATGCTTTCAGCCCTTTGCAAATGGTAAGGTGAAATATACAAAGTTCCTCCACCCATTTTTTTAATGGTAGGTAGACTAAATATAATATCACCAGTTGCTCCGCTATGCTTGAATGTCATACCATCGATATATTATATTTAAAAAGTCGATTACGCAAATAGTACAATTAGTATTATAATGGTAGTACGCATCTTTTACCCTTCTATACTCATCTAGTAATTCTTTTTGAATATCATGATTAAAGTTTACTATCTCGCCAGTCTTATGGTAGAAATCGTAAAAATGACGATGCTTATCAAATATTTCATTTACTGCTTTCTCAACTAATAATACTTTTGTAGGCACTATGTCGTTGTTGGTTAATTTCTTTAAAGTTGTACCTTTTGGTCGCCCACGCATATAGTTCGTTGCCTAAATTTTCCCTTAAGCTGGGATTATTGATTAATAAATTTATATATTTAAACCAGTCTTTTTGATTATTAACCCATAACACCGGAGCATCTGCATCCATATTATAAGGTGCAACATTTGAACAGATAACAGGTAATCTTTTTGCCGCTGCTTCAAGTATCTTTAAATTGCTTTTGCATCCATGCCAGTCTGAATCTTCCAATGGTATTAAAACAATATCAGCGTAATTGTACATATCCATATAGGTTGTTGGACTAGTTGATGGTAATTTAATTGAATCATGCTTACCTGCAAACATTGAAAACATCCTATCCCATATTGATTTAGTTAAAGGGTCGCTATCATTATATCCTCCCATTATCATTTGAATATTGCCAGTCAATCGCTTTAGCGGTTCTCTTAATATCTTAATATCATTCTCATGGCTTACACTACCGCACCAAAATATTCTTACCTTATTAGATGGTGCTTTTGCATCGGTAAATTGATTTAATCCATAAGGTAAACAGTTTGGTATCACTACCACGTTATCATTGAACTGCTTTACTTTATTCAATAAATTGGAATTAGTAACCGTAACAAGGTCAGCCTGCATTAAGTTCCGTTCTATCCTTTCACCCATGCTTTGATAGGCTTCATAGTTCAAATGGTTAAACGGCAACTTCCAATGGTCATCTATATCCATAACTATCTTACAACCTAGTAAATCCTTTGTTTTGCTCCAATTTAAATCGTACTGACATATTCTATTATAAAGCAATATATCCCAATCATCGGTTTTATCTTCAGTTATAAAGTTAGTTACATAACCTTTAATATCATCCATGAAAGCTAAAGGTAATATTACTCTATGATAACCGCATCCGCTTTCTTTGTGTGTTAATCCTATTATGTTTAGTGGTGCTTTTGTCATTTTATTTTAATTGATATAAATCCTGCTGCAAATATTACTGCTATTGTTTCAACTGTATGAATAGGTAAGAACGTAAATGCAAGTGCTGACCATACCGTAAGGCATTGAATGCAGTCAAAAGGTCTTAATCTTTTTACTAAAGGTATTTTAAATATTCGCTTTAGTATTATATGCCCATTAAATACATTGATGAAATAATAAGCAAACGTAAATGCCGCTATGCTAATAATAAAATACATTTTAATTCTTTTTTTACTTTGTTTGTAATATTGCAAACGTGATTAACTGGTATACCGTAATATTCTGCTACCTTTCTATTGCTTCCAAGTTCTACGTACTTATTAAATATTCTTATCTCGTGGTCTGTTTCGATATTGATATTATTCTTTGTGAGTGCTTTTGTTGCCTCGGCTGCTAAACTTTCAGGAATTATTGGTAAATCTAATTGACTATTGAAATATTCAACCGCCTTTAATAAATCACTCTTTTTGTACTTATAATAAAATTCACTTGTTTTTGAAGTAGCCATAAACCAACATATCTTAATAGCATACCGTAATAAGTTATTAGAAGCGAATAAAGCACTTATCTTATCACAAGGCTGGAGTAGTAGGCTAACTGCTATTTCTTGTCTTAAATCGTCTTGTATTGATTCAGGCTTTGTTTTGCTTATTGCTTTTATTAAATCTGGATGGTTGTATATCTCCAACACTATGTCGTTACACTTATTTACCACAATAATCACATTTATCTTTTGTATCTGCTTTTTTATCCTTGCTTTCTACTTCATCAATATATTTATCAAATATCGGTAAATCTAATCCCCAATTTTCTAATTCTTCCATATCCCAATTATTTGCGAGACTATCCCAATCCCAAGCACCGGTATTTGCATTTAATCTAATATTTAATTCCTTTTCATCTGCTTCGCTTAAATCAACTATCACGCATTCAATTTCTTTATATCCAAGTTTTTTTAATTCCCTTACCCTAAAATGACCGCCTACAATATAACCGCTTTTTTTATTAAAAATTATTGGTTCAACAACTCCAAACTTTTTTAAACTTGTTTTTAATTGTGCTTCTTGTTTAATATTACTTTGCCTTGCGTTATATGGTGCTGGCTTTAAATCTTCAATATTTTTTATTTCAATTAACATATTATTTATTATTATCGTTAATTAATCTTTTAATATAAAATGCGGCATCTAATAGTTCCTCGTACAAATGATTTAGTAACTGTTCTTTGTTTAAATCTGCATCATCCAGTTTAGTTCCATAAGTGTTAATTCCTTTTTTTTCGCGCTTTTGTAAGTCAGCATTAATTTCCTCTAATAATGTCATATTTTATTTTTCTTTAAAAAGTTCAAATGTATTTCAGTCATTTCTTCGGTAGTCCACTTATTTTTAAAGTCATAATCGTAATGGCAAGTTCGACAAAGTGCAGCAATATTAGTTATTAAATCTTGCTCATCCTTTCTTTTACTACCAAATTTAGATTGCGCTACTATATGCGCAATGTCTACCGCTTTATTTCCACATACTTCACAATGTACAAAATCATCAATCCATACCCAAAATACTTCATATATATTTTAGTGTGGTTTTTCATTAAAAAGGTAAATCATCATTTGTATTAATACTTACTGATTTTATTTCTGCTTTTATATCTTTGCTTTTTGGGTCGTAATCATTTAAAGTAATCTTTACGTTCTTA